AAAGATAACTAATGAATTCCAAAAGACAGAAGAATACAAAACTAATAAAAAACATACTGAAATAATTCAAAGATATATAATAGATAAAGCTGACTTTGAAAAAACTTATGGAGAAGATACTTACGATTATTGTTATGATGTATTTGGAACTTTAAGGAATGAGGAAATGCTTAAAAATATAAAAGCTCAATATGAAGCTAGAAAAGAATATGAACGTAGTTATTATGAAAATTTTAATAGTAACTACAGTAATTATGATTTTAGTAGTTACTTTAAAAATAATAGCAGTACCTACACAGAAGAAGAGAAGGAATATTTAAAAGCAATATATAAAGCTGCAGCTATGAAACTTCATCCAGATATTAAAAAAGATAATGGAGAGGGTATGAAATTTTTAAATAAGTTAAAGGAAGAATGGGGAATATAGAATATCACCTTTTTAGAAAGGAATACCCCGTGTAGTAGGTTCGACATAATGTCGAAGGGATATATAAACAAAAGCACTGCTTAAAAGTGATTTAAAATAGGTTAAAAAGCATATGCTTTTGGTCACTTTTTAATCTTTATCGATATGCATATGCAAATTACAAATGTAATATGCACTGCCTTTTGTACTTTTACAATAAAAAATAAACATAGTAGCTCCAAGAGCTATACCTTTGTCCAATTTATTTGTAACTATATAATTTAAAACATGTTTATCAATAAATTTAAGGGGATGCAAAGTTATTTGTTATGGGGGAAGTCAATGTAATTAAATGAGTAAAAATTAAAGTGGTGTACTTATTCAGTTTATTTAATTGGTAATGAATTAAAAGAAATTAACGAAGCCAATTCTGGACTCGTTTAAATGATAATGAGAAATTCCCTTTTTCAAAAGTATTACTTTATCCCGCTGCGGGAAATACCTATAAATAATTAATATCCAAGGAGTTAAAAACTGCGATACCATGGCTTAAATATATAGATAAAAAATAAGCTTAAAGTACTGATATTATTTGATTTAGAGTGTTTTTCATGATATAATAAATATAAAGATAAAAATAAATAATTAAGTACCCCATGATAACGAATCCTATTAAATAGGAATTGTATTATGGAAGCCTATGAAGATATGGCACGGGAAATTAACTTTCTTAAAAAAGAGAAGGTTGTTCTCGTGCCTTTTTATTTTTTATATCACTAGCCCTAAGTATGGCGTAAAACTGCTCAATGTATAATTTAAACCTTTAGCTTTATTGAGGGTAACAAATAAGCAAATAAAACATAGCCGACTAGGCGTAAAACAGGAGGTAATATTAATGGAAAATGTAGAAAATGAGAATGGATCAATGGAAGAGAATGCAACAGATATTCAAAATGATAATAAAGAAGATACTCAAAAATCTTTTACTCAAGAAGATGTAAATAAAATAATATCTAAAAGATTAGATAGAGAACGTTCCAAATGGGAAAAAGAATTTGAAGATAAACTTGAAGAAGCTCAAAAGGTTGCTAAAATGTCTACAGAAGAGAAATATCAGCATGAGCTTAATAAAAAAGAAAAAGAATTATCTATTAAGGAAAAGGAAATTAACGAAAAAGAACTTAAAATTACAGCCTATGAAATTCTCAAAGAAAGAGAGTTACCAAGTGAGCTTATGGGGCTTTTAAATTATTCAAATATAGATGAATTAAAAAAGAGTGTTGATATAGCAGAAAAGGCTCTTAAGTCAGCAATGGGAAAACCAATTAAATTTAGTGGGATAAAACCTGTAGATGTAGATACATCAACTAAAACTTCTAGTGATCCATTCCTACAAGGATTAAAAATAAAATAAAAAACGAGAGGAATGTGATTTAATATGGCAATTGATTATGCAGTGAAGTATTCAGGAGCAGTAGATGAAAAATTTAAAGTAATTAGTAAATCAAATCAATGTATTAATACTGATTTTGATTTTACTGGAAGTAAAGCAGTAAAGGTTTATTCAGTAAATACTGCTAAAATGAATGATTATAATAGGGAAACTGTAGAGGGTAGCAGATATGGAGTTATAGAAAATCTAAGTACTACAACACAGGAAATGATTTTATCCAAAGATAGATCATTTACTTTTGCAATAGATAGAATGGATATGGATGAAACTGCTATGGCTCTTGAAAGTGGAAAAGCATTAGAAAGACAATTAAGGGAAGTAGTAGTTCCTGAAATAGATACTTATAGATTTGCAAAGATGTGTGAAGAAGCTGGGACGAAAGCTACACCAGTAGCTATTACAAAGGATAATGTTTATGACAAAATAACAACTGGTACTGAAATTTTAGATGACAAAGAAATACCTCAAGAAGGAAGATTCTTAGTAGTAACCCCCAAAATATATAAAACTATGAAAAATTCAAAGGATATAACAATGGAAACTGAAATAGGTCAAGAAATGAGGATAAAAGGTATAGTTGCTATGTATGATGGTATGCCAGTTATAAAAGTACCATCTAACAGATTGCCTAAAGAGGCGGGATTTTTAATAGGACATCCATCTGCTACTTGTTCACCTGTTAAACTAGCAGAATATAAAATACATGATAATCCTCAAGGTATAAGTGGCTATTTAATAGAAGGTAGAGTTTATTATGATGCTTTTGTTTTAAATAATAAAAAAGATGCATTGTATTATCATCCAATATCCACAACAACACCTTAATTGAGTAAAGAGCTATAGGGCTAAATGCTTCTATGGCTCTTTATATAAAAGATATTAGCAGGAAGTGATTTTATTAGTATGAATCGTGAAGAAATCCAAAGAGAAATAATTGGTATGGAAAATGAAATAAAAGAATTAAAGAAGAGATATAAAAGATTTATGAAATTAAATAAAGGCAATATGAATAATGAAATGAAGATTAAAGCTAAAAGTGTAAAGAAGTATATTAAAGAAAGTGAAAAGGAATTAAGAAAAGCTAGAATACAATTTTATACGTATTTTTAGGTTCTAATATTAATAGAAAGGAGGTAACTATGGCAACAGTATCAACTAGTTTAAAGATGTTTGATATGATGACAAGACCGCTACAACAAGTTACTAATGCATTAAATTCAACTGAATTAAGTATGAATAGAGTGGCTAATAGAAATAGTAATATGATTAGTTCTTTAAATGCAACAAGGGGCATAGCACAAGGAACAACAGTAGGATTTAATCAGTTAACCAATGCACAAAATAAAGCAACTAATGGGCAAAACAATTTAAATAATGCATTTAATAAAGGTACAAATATAGTAGAGAGATTACTAAGTAAGGTTATGGGATTAGGTAAAGCTTACTTAACATATCAAGCAATAAAAAAGGGAATAGAATTAACTATAGGAGGAGCCGCTAAATTAGAACAACAATTAATTACCATTTCAGGTATGTTAGGCAATAAGGATGTAGGAAAAGCTTTCTTTGGAGAATTAAATAGATATGCAAATATAAGTGTATATGGATTAAAAGAATTTAATACTATAACAAGAAGTTTTATTCAATTTACTAAGAATACGGATAAACTTATGTCTTTAAATAAAACTGCTGAAAAATTAGCTTTTTTAGATCCAACGCAAGGTTTGGAGGGTGCAGGATTTGCACTTAAAGAAGCATTAAGTGGAGATTTTATGTCAGTTAGGCAGAGATTTGGATTTGGTAAAGCAGACGCAGAAATATTAAAAGCTTCTACCAGTATGGATGATTTTATAAACAAATTTAATAAGTTGTTAGCTAGTAAAGGTGCTACGGATAAGGCTATGGAAGCATTTAATCAATCGGCAGTTGCTCAAATGAATAACTTAAAATCTAATATAGAAACTGCATTTTCACAAGCAGGAGAGAATGCATTAAATGCTGTAAAACCAATATTAAGTAGAATAAATCAAGGATTTAGAAATGGTAGTTTCCAACCATTCTTTGATGGAATAAACGCAGGTATTACAATAATAGCTAATGTAGCTACTTGGGCATTTTATTTAATTCAATCTGGAGCAGATATAGCAAAATGGGGTTTTGAATCTTTAATAAGTATTGTTGAAAACTTAGGAATGACATTATGGACACTATCACCCATTATATTTGGCATTGCCGCCGCCTGGGGAACTTATAATACTGTAATATTAACAACAAATGCTTTAACAACAATAGCTCATGGATTAATGGCAGTATGGACTTTCTTAACTAATGGATTGACTTTTGCAAAATTACGGTTAGCAGGTGCCATATCATTAGGAGCTTTAAAGCAAAGTTTACTTAATAAAGTAATGTTAATGAATCCTATAGGCATAGTAATTGGATTGATAATAGGTTTAATAAGTGCCATGCTAGCTTTTGGAGCTGTTACAAATGGAATTAGAAAAACCTTTGCAGATGCATTTGGGTATATAGTAGATGTAGCTCAATGTGCTGTTAATGCAGTAATAAATATTTTAAACGGAGCTATAAAAGGCATAAATAAAGTATCAGGTTTCTTTGGGGGCTTATTAGGAATTGAAACAAAACAAATACAGGAAATAGAATATAGGGCTGATTTTAGTAAATTCAAAGCATCAGGACAGGATTTTATTAAAAATGCTACTTTGGATGATGTAAAAGCTAAGTTTGGTTTAGATAAAATAGGACAAGGTATAAATCAACCTGTACCTAATATTATGGATGAGTGGAATAAAGCACAAGGACCAGGAACCTTAGGAATGGCTGATCCTAGCAAGAATTTAAAGAAGGGTAACAAACATCTTAAAAATATAGATGATAAAATTGATGTTAGTAATGAACATCTACAAATGATGAGAGATTTAGCAGAGCAAGAAAGCATACAAAACTTTGTAACTTTACAACCTAATGTAAGTTTTGGAGATGTACAAGTAAAAGAAGAAGCTGACATAGATAAAATAATTGATAAGATAGAAAATTATATGGAAAATGAATTAGTTAATAGTGCAGAAGGGGTATATGCTTAATGTATAGGAGCTAAGGAGCAGTAAGCTCCAAGGCTCTTATTTATTAAATGCTAACATTTGCTAACATGTTGAGAAATGTCAAGGTGTTAAGGTTTGTTAAGGTTGCACCCTTTTGGATTATTTCCAAAACAAACGAATAAGTATAATAAATGCAACGCTACTTCAAAAAACTTCAATTCAAAGTGAAGGAGCGTTGCAAAATATCCTTGTAAATCCTTGTATAAGTAATTACATTTTAAAAGAAGTATGCGGACATTTCGTAGTCCCTAAAAAGGGATAAGAAAGTATTCGGCACTTTCGGCAGCCCTAAAAAAGAACGAATCCGAGTTTTCCGAGTCCCTAAAAAGAGATTCACCAAGTTTGGAGAGTCCTATTAATCCAAGAATAGTTGATTATTGGGGAAAGGAATAGGTATCGGTTTTGGTGATACCTATATGCCTAATGTATTGAAACGTTACAGTAGATAAGCAACTGAATGATATTCAGATACCTGGAATAAAATATTTAATGAGGTCCAACAGTATGATGGTTCTTATATACGGTGATTATATTTCTCCGTTTGTGGGGAATGAACATATATTTGTCACAGATGATAAAACTATCAAATGTGAGGACAACAATTAAGGAGGTAACTATGGCTATAGATTTAAAACAGTACTTTAAGGACTTAGATAGAATAGATGAGTTAAAGGAAAAGAGAGAAAAAGGCAATATAACAGAACGTGTAGATGCAATGTTAAAAATAATGGATCTAGAACATAAGTATATAGATTTTAAATTTGCTTTTAAATATTTAAGTGAAGAAGATAAGAAGTATATATTTCTTAAATTTAAAAAGAAATTAAGTGCTAAAGAATTAGCTAATATATTTCATGTAGCCAGGAGTACCTTATATAGAAGAGAGAAAAGAATGATAAAACAAATAGAAGAAATAATAAATCTTTAAATGAGGTGCTTTAGTATGACTAATGAGGAACTAGTACATTTATATCAGAATGGAGATGGACAAGCATTATCTAAACTTATAGAACAAAATACAGGTATAGTTTATAAATTAGTTAATAAATTTTATATAGAAGGTACTAATTCTATAGATAAAGAGGATTTGGAGCAGGAAGGATTCATAGGGTTAATAATAGCCGCTAATAAATATGATTTTAATAATCCCAAGAAAGCTAACTTTATAACTTATGCTATACATTGGATATATTCTAAAATAAGCAGATTTATAAATCAAAAGAATACTAATGAAGAAACAAGCCTTAATATTCCTATAGGTGAAGATGAAGAAAATGAATTACTAGATACAATTAAAGATATAGATTATTCCTATGAAAATGTAGAAGAAAAAATATATATACAGCAGTTAAGACAAGAACTTGAAGAATTAATGTTGCAACATAATACTTTACGGCAAAGGGAGATATTAAAACTACATTATGGATGGAATAATTCTAAGCCTATGAATTTACGTGAAATAGGAGAGGTACTTAATATGCCCTACAGACATGTGAGGTGTGAAAAATTTAAAGCCTTAAGAAAAATAAGATGGACACCTTGGGGAAGAAATAAAGCTAAGGAGATATATGTAAAAAAGGTATATGATGCTAAATATGATATAAATGCTAATTTAGAATTCATGGATTGGAAAGATAAATATATATGTTAAATGACTATCGGAGGTATTTCCGATAGTTTTTTTATTATAATGGATACAAACTTACACTCGTGTAGTTGAAGCATGGAAAATAAAATTAAAAGTTTAACTGCCGAAAATTCGGAGGTTAAAATATCTTTTAGAGCCATATAGGAATGATTTTAATATAAGAGGTGTTATACCATTGCTATCTTGTAAAAAACTTAATACAAGCTAAATAGCTAAGGTAATAATATAAGATATATATATCAATGTTTTAGTTAAGTTAATTTGTCGTTAATTTGTCGTTAAAAAGTAAATAAAAACATGTAAAAGGAATTAAATTAAAATAAATATAAACTGTATAACTATTGATATATAAGGGATAGTGTAAAAGCAATAAATTATAAATTATTTATGAAACTAACTACGAACCAGTTGGTCGGGGGTTCGAATCCTCTCCGACGCACCATGAAAAGTTCTTGATTTTCAAGGACTTTTTTTATTGTCTATAAATAAAACCACCTGCTATGCAGGTGTGTTCAGAAAAGCTTAAGCGTTGAAAAAAAACACCTCACTTTGATAGAATAGATATGGTTTCGTCAGCCAATCTAAAAAC